GTCAAAATTTAATATAGTAGATGCAGCCACACTTCCTGATGGAGCTCCACTTAATGTTAATACTGAACCGTTAATAGCTGAAACAGTTTTAGATGAACCAATATTAGTTCCAGTCACTGTCATTCCTACAGTAATACCAGGAACAGTTTCTGTTAAGGTTATACTTGCTGTTGCTGAAGTTGCAGCTACTGTTGCACTTGCACTAAGTGGAACGGTTTTAACTGGCATATAACTATTTGTTAAGAATTTTTCAGCGTCAGCAACAGATATTGTATACATATATTTCCATGTATATCCATCTGATTCAGCTGTTGGGGCTGTTAATGTTTGAGTTGGTTGAATGCTTGAAGCACCTCCACCAGCTTTTATACATTTATAAACTTTAAATTCTGACGTAACAATATAAAATGCTTTATCGAATATACTTGCATCGTCTGAATCCCATGCATAGTATGAATTTCCTGAAGTCCAAGTATGTCTTGGTACAACATGAGCAATATCAGCAGGTACAATTTTCTTTAAGCCTATAAGGTTTGCTCTTGCTTCTCCTATTTGGTCTAAGTTATCTGCTGGAATAAAAGGTGTTGTATCTGTAGTATCTGATGTAGTTAAAGACCAGACATCTGATTTGCCTATTCCTACATAAACACTTGAGCCTTCTATTTGCTCTTTAAAATGTCTACCATTTAAAGTTCTAAAATTTGATGTGATGATTGCTGCCATTCTTCTGTCCTGATTTATTCAATATGTACAAATGTACTTGTGTTATTATTATTTATATCACTTGAGTTGATAGTTTGTAACGTTTTACTACCTAAAAACTCAATTGTTTGGTTAGTATTATAAAGCCTCGGAGATGTGAAGAAATTCTCTGTGCCTTTCCTTTGTTTGTAATTATTATTTATAACAGTTCTAAAATTTGAGTTTACAATTTTAACTCTGGATTCTGGTAAAAATTTAACTGCTGTTCCTGTTGAAGTCATTATAGAACCAGTTGCTTGTACTGGATTTGTTTTAACTTCAGTAATTAATGTATCAACATGATTATGATTACAGTTAACTTCTATTATTTCTTGTTGGTCAGCTACTCTTACTTCGTTATTTGCCTGACTTCCAATTTTAAGAACAGGGTCATTAATATATCCACTTCCTGCATTTGTTATTGTTGTACCGGTTATTTCTCCTTTAAATATTTTAACCTTGCCTTCAATTGCTCCTACTCTTAATCCTTCAGCTAATGCTTCATCTGCTGTTTGTTCAGATGAAGTATATAATATATCAGCTGATGCAATAGTAAATATCGCTGTTGCTTTAACGTTTGAAGATAAGAAAGCTCCTGTCGCATCTTTTGATTGAGGTATAGGGAATGTTATTGTAGGAGCAACTAAAAAGTTTTTATCTGCCAATCCTACAACATCAATTGATGCTATACTCGTTGCATTTGGATTTGCTGGAACTGTTCCTACTAAATTTTGCCAATTTCTGCCTTCTGAATTTATAGTAATATCATCTTTATCTAATCTTCCTAATGAGTCTAAACCTACCGTCACAGACGGGTTCACACCAGTAAGTCCTGGGAGGGATATACCATTAAAAGTGATTGACAGTGACGAACCAGTATAACCAAATCCTGGCTCTCCTATTGTAAGTGCTTCCAAAGCTCCGTCTAAAGTAGTGGCTGTTGCTGTTGCTGTTGCACCAGTTAAAGTATGCGATGTTCCACTTCCAACTGAACCTAAATCAATTGCTCCACTTCCAACTGATACTTCTAACTGAATTGTATTGCCAGATTTATTTACAACTCTATATGCTTGTGGGCTAGTTAAATTAGCTATTGAACCACCACCTCCACTATCATATGTGACAACATCACCATTATTTAAGGCTGCTGCTTGAGCTGATGTTAATGTAATAGTATCATTTAATAAGTTAACTGCTGTAGCTGGATTAAATGTCATAGCTGTTGGAGCAGCAATTGATAAACTTGGAGTGTTATAATCTTTACCTCCATTACCTATTGTAATTGAAGATACTGAGCCATTTGTAAGAACAGCTGTTAATGCTGCTGTTGTAAACCCTGATGGAGTTCCAGTATCTGTAGATGTTATAACAGGAACTGCAGTATAACCACTTCCTCCTGAGGTTATTGTTGTTCCATTTATTATACCACTTTTTAAATCAACTGAAACAGTACCAGTTTTATGTACCTTTGCTGTGATATTAGGTAAGAAAGTTGAAACAAACATTTCGACAAGTAATGGAACATCTTCTGGTCCAATAATACCTGGTTGTCTTTCTGGTATTGCTGATAAAACTTTTCTTATAGCTAATCCTAAATCATCTGTTCTGCTTCTACCACTTGGTTCTCCGTTTGGAGCTAGGTCTACATAACCATTAGCATTAAAAACATCTTCTCCTAATACAGCTTTTGTTAATTGTAAGAATATTAATATTTCAGCAAAGTAAATAAATCCTGCAGGGTGAACAAGTCTATCATATGATAATTCCCAATCACTTAAATTTTTACCAGTCTTAATTAAATAAGAAAACTTTTGATATTTTTTACTATCTTGTACTACAATACTATCAGATAAAAATCCTTTATTATCTAAATATTGACCACCTTTAGGAAGAGAAGCGTTAACATCCCAATTACCACTTGAAGGTACTAATACTTTATCATAAGGAAATGTTACTTCTGCAATATCATTAAATAATATTTTAAAGAATATCTCAATAGAATCTGATGAACCTCTTAATCTATAAAAATCTATAATTTGTTTATAAAGAGTTCTTTTGTCTACTGTGACTCCTCTTGGAATTGTAGCAGCAATTTCTTTTTGCATTAATTCTAAATAGCCCTCGCTATTAGTATCAATATCCATTGCAGTTTCAATTGTATTCATTACATATGAAGGACCTGGACCCACCCAATTTTTTTGAATTGTTGTCAATTGAGCTGTATAATTATTATAAGCTGCTAATCCGTTAACAGTAAATGTTTTACCTATTTCAGATGTTGATGTAACGAGTGTACCTGGCAATTCATTACCATTTGTTATTGCTACATTGATATCTGTTAAAGCTATATTTTGTGTTGAACCATTTGGTGCGGTTAAAACAAGAGTAGAAGATGCGCCAGTTTCATCAGTAAAAAATTTATTATTTTCGTTGTTAGGGTCTGCAATTCTAAATTGAGCTAAACCATTTAATACAACATCACTAAATACTTTAGTTTCTTGATAAATAAATTCATCCATATTCATGAATGTATAATAAGCTTTTAAAAATTTATCTAACTTATCTTTATTTTCTAATATTTCAGAAGGTATTATTTGGTCTAGACGAATATCTTCTTTTGTTTGATTCAGCGTTCCTTGTTCGAGTTCAATCGCTCCAGGAGTTAATGTCTTTTTAAATGCCATTATTTAAATCTTGATGTTGTTGTATAATCAATAGAACCAGCTGAACCTGCAGTTGCAATTGTATCTATTTCAGGAGCAATTACTACAAAATTATTGTCTATAGATATTAATTGGTCTCTTTTTGGTCCTAGGTCTAATGAATTAGGAAGTACTGTAATTTTAATTTGAGCTGTTGTATCTGGTCTAAATTTATTTAAAATAATTGTTCCTTTATCTACATCTATTTCACCAGCATCTGCAATTACTGTTGTATTAACTTGATTAACTACTTTATAAACAATTACATTTCTTTTTGTAGAATCAGCAATTGGTTCATCACCAAAGAAATGGTCAACATTATTTATTTTAAATGCTGAAGAAGATATTAAAAATGCTGTTGAATTACCTGACTGATAGAAAGGAGATGAAAAACTTAAACTAAAGTTATTATCTGCATTATTTAAAGGTGTAATATATTGAAACATCCTTGGTCTTACAGTAGTGTTTAATATTGATGGGTCAGAATTATCTATATTTCTTGTTAATTGTGAGTGTCTAAATACACCATCAAATTTATTTAAATTATTAAAGTTATAATCTGTGATTGTATCTCTTACAACTGATTGTAATTCTACAGAACTTCTATCTGTTAAATTAGGATTATATTTAAATGCAACATCTAATTCTAAATAAGTAAAATTAGGGTCAACAATTTGTGGTGTAATTGATACAACGTTTTTACCTTTTAATATTGAACCTGTAATATTTGTTTTTTCAGCTGTTGTAAGTGTATTTGCTAATAAAGGTTTAATACAAACATATACTCTTCCATAATCAGGTGGGTCATTATCTTCACCACCCCATGTTGAGATAGAATCTATATTACTAAATTCCTTTTTAATAATAGCAGCGTAATCATCGGCTGTCACAGCTCTGTTTTGTGATATAAAAGTAAGTGGAGCATTAAATCTTATTGACTCCATTGTTTCTTCATCGGCTCCACCGGCAGCTGCAGTATCTAATGTGACTGATATATTAGAGTATCCGCCAATTGAATCTACCATAGTAAATGAATTTGCACCATTACTTTCTTTACCTTTAGTATTTACATAATCGATTGTAACGATATTATTATTAGTAG